CCGAGAGCGCCATAAGCAGAATTAAGACCGACTTTCTTGGCGAGTTGTATGTTGTTGTATTTGGCAATTCGTTTTTCAATTTCATATTTTTTGGATTCATCAGTTTCATTTTCATATTCCTGTTTTGCTTGTAACATCATCTTCTTAAACTTCTTACGGTCAGTATACATTTCTTCCATCATTCTTGGTAAGAAACCTTGAATGTCGGCACGAAAGAATTGACCATTGGGAGTGATTGTTGCACCTTCGAGTTTAGATGTATCTACCGATTTGCTCAATAGTTTATCAACAGAAACACCATTAGAAAGAATCTCACGCATCTCATCTGTGTAATTTTCTGGTTGAATTAATGTTTCAGGACTAATATTGTATTGCATCATCAAATGCGGATACAGAGAATTCAAGTCAAATGAGGCAACCCAATCATGCTTGCCAACTTGAACTTCTTTAACATAAGCGCCTTCAAACATTCCATCTTTTGATTTGACAACTCTTGGAGGAACAATAATGCCTTTCTCAAAAAGATAGGCATATGTCAATGAATCCCACATACGAGTTTGTGCAAATACATCTTCAAAGTTTGTTTTGGTATCATATGCCAAAGTAACTGCCAGTTCAAGCAGTTTCAACTTTTCTTCTAGCTTGAAAATCAATTCAACGTCTTTGATATTATACTCAATAAACTTTTGAAAGTTCAGACGATAGAGTGAATGTAGATTATCATATTCATCGTAAGAGATTTTGCCTTCGCCTAGTTCAACATTGGCAATAGCATCTAAACGATAACTCTCTTGTGACTTTCCACCAGGAGCATACCATTTGTATAGTTCAATATAATCAAGTGATTCAACACCCATAATATTATAGGCAATCATTTCACGGCCATTGATGACGGTCTTTCGTTCACCAATATAATTCCATGGCGATAATTTCTTGGCTTCATCTTCGCCAAGAATTTTACGGAAACGATTAATCAAATAAGGTTCATCAAAGAACTTTGTATTCCAACCAGTCAGAATATCTGGATAATTATCTTTCCAAAATGCCATGAATTGTTTGCAAAGAGAATATTCATCTTTACATTTCACATACACTTCTTCACCTTGCACTTCATAATCACCACAAGCAAATACAAATGCCGATTTACCAAAGTTCATAAACTTCACACAGATTGCTGTGATAGGTTCATTTGCTTTATATGGGTCAGGAAATCCATTCTCAGAACCAACCTCAATATCAACTACGGCAATTTGAACTTTATCAAAGTCATAGTCAACCATGCCTGTATGCTGGTCAGCAATAAAGGCATATTCAAAACGAGTTTGTCCATAAATCTTAGGACCATTTGACACACCGTCAAATTGTTTGATGTAATCACGTGCGTCATTAATTCGACCAAAGATTTTCTGGTCAAGATAATCACCTTCTAGTGAAGTGAAGTTGGTGATTTTTTTGGATGGAATGTAGAGAGAGGGAGAATACTCAATCTTCTCCCTTACTCTTTTTCCGTTTTGAATACCTCGGTAAAGTATGTTGTTACCGAAACTTTGAACATTGGTGTAGAAATTACTCAATTTAACCCGTAATAATTTGTTTAGTTGGTGGAACTACAATTCCAGAACCAAAGATTGAATTATAATTTGTAATAAAATCTTCTGATGGAGTATAGGAGTATACTATATTTCTACGGTGAAGGCAAATGGTTCCGCCTTGTTTTTGTTCACCGTGAATAGGGAAAGGAGAGAATCCAACGCTAGGTTGACCATTTGTACCACGAACCACAGCAATACCTACTGGATTAACGAGAACAAATTCATCTTCCGACTGCGATTCTAGTTCACCGAGCAAGTCCTCACCGGTTACCAATTTTAATGCGATTACTTCCATATTACCTCCAGATTAAAAAAAAGTGTGTCAGTATTTGACTGACATCAAAATAGACATAAATAATATATGTATTTGACTTGATAGTATACACTATTTCTCTTCCATTGTCAACCTGACATTCGGTATTCTTTATTATCCCTAAAAAACAAAAATCTAACAGAGGATGGTAGAGGCAAACCTTTATCAAAAATTAATGTTAAAAAGTAAGACCGCTCGCAGCTTGCCGAGTAAAATGGCTGTATTATTAGCCACTATTTCACTTTCGGCACCAATATATGCAGACCCTATTGTAACACAATCTACAAGCGATAGCACAACTCGCAACTATAATTATAATTCTGATACGAGTACCAGTACCAGCACATCTACTAGTACCAATAATTCAAATAGCAATAGTAACTCAAATAGTAATAGTACCACAAAAGTAATTTCTCCACCTCCAACGGCGATTGCACCAGCTATTACTTCTATTAATGCTGACTTATGTACCGTTGGGGCTTCAGGTGCAGTTCAAACTCAAATTTTAGGTATTTCTTTTGGTGCTACAACTACCGATAAGAATTGTGAAAGACTTAAACTAGCGTCCCGCCTTTATGATATGGGTATGAAAGTGGCCGCAGTATCAACACTATGCCAAGATGAACGAGTATTTACTGCTATGATGAATGCTGGTACTCCATGTCCAGTTGACGGTAAAATTGGTGCAGAAGCTCGTGCAATTTGGGAATCTGATCCAGACCGTAAGCCACAAAAGGTCAAGAGTAAAGACTAATGAAACTCTTTCTTGCAGCTATTCTAGTTGCTGGTTTGAGTTTTTGTTCTCCTAAAACACAAGCTCAAGTAAACTTTGGTACGGCAACCAATCAATTCACCTTTACTCCAGTAAATGGCGGTACAGGTGGAATTGTTGGCGTTGTCATTCCTAATGGTGGCGGAACAGTAGTCAATGTAGCTACAGGTTCTGCCGCTTTGCCATTACAAAATATTGCCAATACTCCTGGTGCTCAACACTTAATGTTGGGTGATGACAGTAATCAACAAGTTCCATTGGGTTTTACTTTTCCATATTGGGGACAAAACTTTACAAATTCATGGATGTATTCTAATGGTATTGTAAGTTTTACATCAGGTAATATTCCTGGTTCTGGTTGTTGTAGTGGCAACGACCTTTCACAATTGGCTAATCAAGGCACAAGAAATAATGTTTACAATTATATGATTGCGCCCTTATGGACAGATTTAATTGATACAACAGGACAATCAACTTGGGTTAAAAAAGATTCTAATTCAGCAATATATGGTTGGTATGGCACCAGAGAATATGGCACAAACAATCAAAGTAGTTTTGAAGTAGATATTAATTCATCTGGCGCTTTCAATGTTAGATATGGTAATGCTTTGGTAGTCAATCATGTAATAACTTCTGGCTTTACTGGCGACTTATCAAAAGGCCAATACTTTCAATATCGTTACGGCCAAGGCATTAGTATTCCAACAAGTAATCCTGTATCATATGGAACTAGCACGGCATTGGGTTCAGTTGACCAATGTGCAATTGACCCATTAAGCAGCACGACTTGTCCTGGTTATCAAACAGCATATAGAAATCAACAATGTAGTATTAATTCGTTGTTTGACCCTTCATGTCCTGGTTATGCAGTTGCCTTCCATGACCAACAATGTAGTATAAACCCATTATTCATGTCTGATTGTCCTGGTTATCAACAAGCATACCATGACCAACAATGTTCTGCAAATCCATTGTATGCAACAGATTGTCCTGGTTATGCAGCCATGTATTTACAACAACAATGTAATGCAAATCCATTGTATAGCACAACTTGTCCAGGATATCAACAGGCATATCACGACCAACAATGTTCATTAAATACTTTATATGCAACAGATTGTCCAGGTTACCAAACTGCATTTAGAAATTATCAATTTGCACAGGCTTGTAATGCAAATCCACAATCATCACCAACTTGTCCAGGTTATGTAACTCCTGTTGTATCCACACCAACAACCACAACGAACACCAATACACCAACGGCAACACAGACAGCGGTAGCCGCAACTACAACCACGACTGCAACTACCACACAAGCACCAACTACAACGACAACAACATTGTCAACAACTGCGCCACCTACAACTGTTTCAGTTAGCACATCTGGTACATTGACAAGTCCAACACAAGTAGCGGTTGTTGCTGATCCTGTGGTCAACAATGTGATTACAAATAATAATACAAGTGCGGCACCAACTGCTGCAACACCAACTGCACCAGCGGCTGCATCAAATAACCAACAAGCACAAACATCACCAGCTTCACCAACTCCGGTAGCAGCTGCGCCAGCACCTGCAAATAATACTCCACCAGCGGCCGCAGCACCGGCAACGCAACAATCAAGAACTACGACAGCATCTAAGCCAACAAAAGAACAGGCAGATAGTATGGGTGGTAATGCTATGAAAGATAGTGATAAAGCTGGCAGTATGGAACAACAAAAACAGATTCAGAATGTAGTTATGGGTGCAATGGCTTATGTACCAGGCTTTGATGTATACAATGTAGCGTTAAGAGATGTGGCGTTTTATAAACCATATTCAATATATGGTTCTCAACGAAATGTTGATAACAGAAATGCAAGCCGTGGTTTATTTGGTGCTACTGATAAACTACATTCAGATATGGTAGAATCACAATATAACAAAGGAAATTAAAATGGCAGAAAATAAAGACCTCAATCAAGAGGTAGAAAAATTGGAAAAAATTGTCAGTAAAGATGCTGTAATCACTATTGCTGGTTATAGTTTTACTCCAGCAAAAATCATGATTGCATTTGGTATCGTTTCATCTACACTAGGTGGATTGTATGGTGCATTTGAAACATACAAAGGTTATCAAGATATGAAAACCAAAATTGAAAAGTATGTTGCACCAGATTTATCTGAATTCGACAAGCGTTTAACTATGGTTGAAGAAACATCTACCAAAACTAATGACTATACCCGTGATATTAAGAATGATATCAAAAATGATATTCGTAGATTAGAAGCTGTGGTTGAACAAGTTGAAAGAAGTCAAAAACAATCTCAACGTGAAACCGACCAAGATGTTCGTATGTTACGTAAAGAGATTGATACTAAGATTCAGAAAGCTTTGGATAATCCATTAGCAGGAAAATAAAATGGCCAATGGATGGGAAATTCCACCTCTTTGTAAAGCGAAAGGATGTGAGTTGCCTTCACAGGTTTATTCCAAGATTTCTATGAATTCTAAAAACGGAATTCAATATTTGAAAACTTGTAGGCACCACACCTATAAAGATGTGATAACATTAAGGCCAAGTAGTTAAGAAACTGGCTTTCTTTTCTCTTAACTTTTGTTCTTCTTCAATACGATGAAACTCATCATCAAGGTTTCTATCGTCTTGCTCTTTAATTGGATCTTTTTGAGTTTCATCTGCACCTTTTTCCATCATCTTCCCCTACCTGCCTTTCGCATAATATTGGGTTTTACTTTTAGTGCTGGCTTAGCTTGAACTGGTTTTATTGCACCTTTATTTTTAATTTCAGGTACATTAGGAACTTTTTTAGTATTTGACTTAATGACACTCATAATATCTCCTTGTGGTTGCGGATCCTGGACTCGAACCAAGAACTGAGGATTATGAGTCCTCTGTGATTCCTTTTCACCAACCCGCTATACCTTATATATCAAAGAA